TTTTTCGGATTCTTCTTCAGTGCTGCTTTTGTTCGACCGATAAGGTCCTTATACAGCGGCTTGTCCACACCCCAGCGGGTTGAATTCTCCGAGGCACCACTCGCGTCACTGTATGTGCCATCAGCTCCGGTGGTGAACGCTGAACCACCACGACAGCACGGAACCAGCAGAATGCCCGCATTCGCCGGTATAAACGGCAGCAATTTTTTGGCGATATGCAGCCCCTGCCCCACGGTTCCGTACTGCCCCTTTGACAGGTCCGCTTTCGGATGGTTAAGGCGGCTCATGTCCTGCACATCATGCAGACAATGGTCCGCCGGAATGATGTCGTTATATTTACAGGCGACACCGCCCGGTGTCACCGTACTGCGACGCGCCAGCTGCTTAATGCGCGGGTCCGGACGGTCATATGTCTCCGGCAGCGGAAGACCTTCACCATACGACATGCCGTTTGACTGCCCTGCCAGAACCACAACAAAGTAATACCCGGGGTCGCTGGTGGCGCTGATTACTGCACCTTCTCCACCTGTCGGCTTCACCACAACAGGTGTGCTCACATCACCTTCTGCGACAATCGCCTGAATAAGTGCTGCGCCATCATCCGTATACGAAGAAAACGGCCCACCATATGGTTGCCATCCTTCACGAATTTTTTGCGCAAGTGCATCAGCAAGGTCTGACGGCGACGCCGCCCTGACAACATCATAATGTTTAAATGTCATTATTCCTCCCGGCCGGGATAGTGTATTAAATCAGATATGGAGTGGGCTGTAGTCCGGAAGCCTGAATGACACACGGGGACTACAGCCCAAGAAATGAAAAAAGGCCACGCAGTTGCGCAGCCTGATAAACCCTGGTTAAAATCCACACGATAACAACACAACAATATCAGTATCTCATGCTATTGCCCGAACCCATTCGGGCATTTTTTTACCCATAAAAAAGCCCCTCCGGAGAGGGGCACGTTTGCATGCACATTCTTTTTCTTGCATGGTGCCGGGTGCCTCCCGGTGAATTCAGTACCAGCACCTGAATCCGCGATTACCCCATATACCTGGTTGCTGATTGCCCCTCCGCACAGGGGGATTCACCATGCCAGTTTCTTTTAACAAACTCCCCGCAAACCAGACAACAGTCAACCGCCTGAATTGTGAGACATTTAAAAAAAGGCCCGCAAAAGCGAGCCAGGGAAAATAAGTGTGGCGCGTTGTACTGGATTCGAACCAGCGACCTGGCGATTATGCGTCGCTCGCTCTCACCACTGAGCTAAAGGGCCGGGCGCAGGATAATAACGGTACGTAACTAATCCTGCAATATCATCCGTTCTGACTGACTAAATCCTGTACTTCCCTGACCGTCTGCTCAAAACGTTCAGTCTCCAGCTCAACGCCAGTTGCACGACGCCCCAGCGCCATCGCGGCTTTGACTGTCGAACCCGACCCCATGAAGAAATCTGCAACCAGGTCACCCGGACGACTGCTCGCACTGATTATCTGCTGCAGCATTTCTGCCGGTTTTTCGCACGGATGTTTCCCGGGATAGTACTGCACCGGTTTATGCGTCCACACATCCGTGTACGGCACCTGCGCCGTCACGCCAAAATACCGCCGCAGATGTTTATATTCACTCTGCAGTTCCGCATACTGCCGGTTCAGTGAAGTATACGTCTCCAGCAGCTGGTGGTGGGGCTTTTCCAGTTCACCGCGCTGATGCTTCTCTTCTGCCACCCGGGCAAACAGCGCCTGTAATTTCAGATAATCGCTTTCGTTCGGTAGCTGCCACTGACTGGCACTGAACCAGTGCGACACCATGTTTTTCTTTCCTGTGGCATCCACTATCTGTTTTGCCGTTATCCCCAGGGCAGCACGCGCATCACGAAAGTAAGAAATCAGCGGAGCCATCACATGCTGTTTCAGTGCCCTGCCCTTCGCCTCATACCCGGCATCTTTCGGACGATACGGCCCCTGATAATGTTCCGCGAACAGAATGCGCTCTGTGGCGGGGAAATACGCCCTCAGGCTTTCCTTGTTGCACCCGTTCCAGCGTCCGGACGGCTTCGCCCAGATAATATGGTTCAGCACACTGAAGCGTTCACGCATCATGATTTCAATGTCAGATGCCAGGCGATGGCCACAGAACAGGTAAAGACTTCCGGCAGGTTTCAGCACCCGCCAGAACTGCGCCAGACACTGGTCCAGCCATTTCAGGTAATCCTCATCACCCGTCCACTGGTTATCCCAGCCCTCAGGCTTCACTTTAAAGTACGGCGGGTCCGTGACTATCAGGTCAACAGAATTTTCGGGTAACGACCGGATAAATTCCAGGCAGTCGGCGTTGATTAACTCACAACTGGATATTTTTACAGTATTAAACATGGATCATTAAGCCTGTCTCTGATAGGCTCATACCGCTTTTGCGCAAAGCAGTGGGCCTGAGGTTTGCTTGTGATCCAGACGCATGAGCAGATGGCTGGTGAGTGCCCCTAACACCCACCAGTCGCCCATTTACCACAAATAAAAAAGCCTTCAGGACTGAAGGCGTCTGTAACAACCGAACTGATAGTCTGCCAGACCCGCCATAACAAGCTGGGTCAGTATTAACTGGCAGCGTTCGCGTGAAAGGTAAGTATTCTGCGCAATCTCCCCGACTGTCGCCGGTTCGGTGACGCTTAATTCATTAAACACTGCTCTGGCAGTTTCTGTCATATCCTGCTGTTTCAGCATGTCTTTTTCCCTTTTTCGGTTAACGTGACACACCAATAACTCTTGTCAAAAAAGCCAGCAAGCTGAAAGACCGGTATTCACCGCCACCAGCGCGTTTACTGTACTGACGCGATTTCAGTCATAAAAAACCCGCCAGGCGGCGGGGTGTAAAAAATCTTCTAACGTCAGGCATAAAACGCCCATCGTTTGGGCAAATTTACCACAGATTCGGGAAAAATCAACAAAGCTATCTGGTCACCTTTTTCAGTTGTTGTTCTGCCCATGCTTCTTCAATATCAAACTGCACCACCAGCGTATCGTAAAAACGTTTAACTGTTTTTTTCCATGTATCAAGAGATATGGCATCGGTTACATTACATATGGCATTAAATGCCTCCGTTGAAGGTAATCTTTCATAGCCACGCCCACCACAACGCTGACAGTTTCTGAAAACCGGCACACCCTGTTTTTCCGACTCTTCACGATGAATGGCAACACCGCGCCCACGACAATCTTTACAGGCAGTGGATACCTCTCCCTTCCCTCCACACTCCGGACAGGCAACTTTTACCACCTCCCTGACTTTTTTCCATTCCTCCCAGTAAGACGGATACACGCCTTTTGTGCACTTTGCCCACACTGGCGGCTTACCATCCGGATACTGGATCTTGTTTGTAAAAACCTCGCTTTCAATAAATTTTTTTCCGTGACAGCAGGGGCACTGTTTTTTGCTCGCCGCGCTACGGGCATAATCTTCAAACGCATACGAAGCCATAATACGCATCACTGCCGGTTTTATTTCTGCCGGGAGTTTTCTTAACGCCGCCACGCGATCACACCGACTGAGTGCATATTCTGTCAGCAATTCTGTTGCCCGCTCTCTGTCATTCATACTAATGCCCATTTTCCCAAGGAACGCAGAAAACCCCATCTCAGCCCGATTCTGTGTCATGCCCTGCGCGGCCATCACATCAGTGATACTCAGCGCATCTTTTGACGTTGAGGCCGATGCATCGGTCAGGCCAGGGGATTTTGGGGAGTAGTATTTCGGTAAATCTTCCAGTTTCATTTTTTGACCTGCCCTTCAAGCATTATGGGGTAAATCTTCACCCCCAGACGTCCACCAGATACTGGCTTTCCACGTACAATATTGATTTCATCAAACTGCTCATCGTCCATTAACAACCCCGCGTGCGTCAGCGCATCCAGCGGTGCTTTCAGGATATTGTCCAGGTCGCGGCGGCGCTTATCCGGTGGCTCTGCAATAATTTTTATTGCCAGCCGTCCGGACAGGCTTAATTTCAGTCGCTGCTGGCGAACAATAAGCGCCACTGCCCGGCGATAACGCTTCCCGGCTTTTGATACAAAATATGTGCTGCCACGGCGTCGCCAGTAAGTGTTCACCGTCGGCGGGTAAGGTAAAACCAAATCTATGAGCATCAGTCACCTCTTTTACCCGAGCACGCCGGTTGCAAAGGCGTGATCAAGAAAACGAAAAATTAAATCAACCTGAGAACCATGCTTTTCTTCGAACGCCAGCGGATCCGCATGAAGCTCGTTGTGATGCTCCCGACACAGCGGTAGCGTGAAAATATCGTGAGATTTTGTCCCCATTCCGCCCTGACCATGACCAATCAGGTGATGCGGATCGTCGGCTGGCTTACCACAACACGCACACGGCTGTGTCTTTACCCAGCGTGTGTATTTCTCATTTACCCAGCGGCGACGTTTAGGTCGTTTCATGAAGGATTCCGGAGACTCCGGATCAACGGCAATGCTGACCACCGTCTTTTCCTGTGGTGGGTTCTGTTGCTGGTGGGTGTGAGGCGGTAGCGCAATATTTTTTGTGCGCTGCTTCAGTATGCTGGTGGCGGTCTGTTCTCCCGGTATGATGTCGCTTTCACGGTATACGGAGCGGATTTTTTCCGCCGGTAATCCCAGAGAACGACGCGCTACTGCCTCAGGTAGTGCATCCACCACCTGATTGCAGGCCGCCCACCAGGATAATTCAGCCAGAGATAATTCACGCTCCTGTGCGCCATTCATTGCGTGACGGATGATGTCAATCATCCAGGCGGCCAGATTCTGTTGAGCAAGTTGATCCAGTGAATCAGATGTCTGCTCCCGCAGCTGGTTGTCGCAGTGCCAGCACAACACCATCGCGCCGGTACCGTAACGGTGAATGACGGTTTCGCTGTGATGATAATCACCGTGTAGCCACTGGCAGGATTTCACGTGACGTAATAACCAGTCAGACAGTGCACCAGCGCCACCCGCAGCACGGATCACCCGCTCATCGCTGAAAAATGGCAGTAGTGATTTATCTTCCGCCAGCGGCTGGTGAACGGCAGGTACAACCCCGGACGGCAGAGCTCGCATGCTTTTTGGTTCCGGCTCCACCAGTATTCTGCCGTTATGGAATGCTGACATTGATTCACGGCCTGGCTTAACGATAACCAGACCGAGTTCCGGTACCAGAACAGGTCGAAGTAATACCCGCACATTACCTCCAGATCCGTTGCTGGAATGTGCGGGACGGACGCGGTGGCCGTTCGGAGTAAGGGGGCCTGACGGAGATTATCCAGTGACGGTAGTCGAGGCTAAGGGCTTTTTTAACCTCGCATCCGCGCCTGCGGTAACACTGAATGAGCCATTCGGCCTGTTCTTCAGTGCATGGGGGATGCTGGTACCAGTCAGATTTGAATGCGTGAAAACACCGTCCGCGCCTGCTGGCAAAGACGGCAGAATCATCAGAATTGTATAATTTGGTATCGTGCGCCATCGGTTGTCTCTGCTGGCGCAGCAGGTGCCAGTTGTTCAGGCTGGCGTGCGAATTGTAAACCAGAATGCCAGGAAAAAACAAAACCCGCCGAAGCGGGTTAAGTGCGGGTGCGTTGAGGATGCCTGATTCATCAGAGGTGGCGAGGGATTTCTCCCTCGCCGGGTCTCTTACTCCTCAGGTTCGTAAGCTGTGAAGACAGCGACCTCCGTCTGGCCGGTTCGGATTCGTACCTCGCAGAGGTCTTTCCTCGTTACCAGTGCCGTCACTATGACGGTAATACAGATGACGATCAGGGCGATTAACATCGCCTTTTGCTGCTCCATAGCCTGCTTCTCCTTGCCTTTCGGCACGTAAGAGGCTAACCTACGTGTGTAGAGCATAGATATGGCCTCAGATTAATGTTAAGCGTCTTGCCGGACGCGTAATGTTAACTGGGGCTTTTCTCTATCTGCCGTTGGTGTTCATGCCCGAGGCAGATAGCCTCAAGCACCCGCAGCAATTCTACTTAACTCTCGCTTTACCGCAAACCGTTTTTACCCGATATGGGAATTCCCATATCGTAATGAATTCAGTTCCCTAGTCGATCCATCAAAAACACAACCAGGCAGTAAACGCCCACAACAGCAATAACAGCCAGCGCACCTTCCATTGCCAGTGAAATATCATCCGACATATTCCCTCCTTTGGTGTGAATCCCGGCGAACGTTTTTACCCCCACCGACAAATAACATATACTAAAAAATCAATAGCTATAGCAACGCCTGTAATTGCAAAGGCTTCAGGCCAGATCATTGGCGCACCTCCTGCGGCGGTTCTGGTAGCGGCATCCAGTGTGACGGTTTCCACGACGCACCAGGAATTATCCACCCATCATTAGCGTCAGGATGCCCCGGGATGTAAGTAGCCAATTTCATTCGCCAGTCACCTTTCCTGTCAAACTCCACGGCAACAAGAACGGCTGTTTTGGTATTCGGCATTCGCTCACTACAGCTTATCCAACCATCCGGAGTTACCGGAGAATTGCCAGCCTTGCGCATGGCAATCTCCATGATTTCAACCATATCTCCTGGTGGAATTTTACAATGCTGACCAATATGCCTCTGCTGCCTGGCATATTCGAGGATGTGCTCCAGCTTGATACGATTAATCATGATTTATCTCCCTGAAGCATGGCTTCGCGGCAGTCGTTCCAGCCTTCAGCATAATCACTATACGCAAGAGGCCAACCATTTCTGTATTCACGCGGCAACTTATCAGGCACTACCAGCGCTGGCGGCGCGGAGAATAGTGGTTTAGGTGATATTTCCGCACGTTTTGCGTATGCTTCAACTGTGTCAGGGTTAAACAGGATTATGTTTTCACCGCATTCCCACGCTATCGGTTCTGCTTCCAGCGATGCCAGTGCAATTTTGAATAACTCGCCCTCTACCCGTGCCATCCCTGAATTGGGGTAGCATTTCGCAATCGCTATTTTTAATTTGGCTTCTTCGATTAATTTCTCTTTGGTTAATTCAGTCACTTTTCATTACCGCCCTTTCGGGCGGCCTCCTGACATTAAATCGTTGTGATAACTCATAGCTTCATTTGCAGCATCAACTGGATCAACATCCCACCAGCAATAATTTGGGTCGACACCTTCAGGTGTCCACGGCTCTAATTCATTTTTTGCCGCATTCTCGTCGCCAGTAATTTTAAAAATCTGCTCTGAGAACTTTTTTCACCCACTCGTTATATTTTTCAGCGTTAATAACTTTCTGTGCGTTTGACATTGATATACCTCCGGTTAAGGATTAAATTTTTAACAGAGCTAAATTTAATTATTCAGTTCTGGATTTTGTCACCCTGCGTATCCGCGCTTTCACGTTACGCTCAATCTGAATTAGCTTTTCTATATTTCTCCGCCCTTCCCGTTCCTCCTGGCGCAAGATCCTTACATCATCTGCCAGTCTGGTTTCTCTTTTCGCCACAGAGAGCATCCAGTCAAATGGCTCCACAACTGCACCGCAGATTTTACAGCGGACCTGACGCTCTTTTTCGTCAACCCGAACAGAGGCGTGATGACAATATGCTCTTTCCGATGGCTCATAAAGAAAATTAACCTGATTACGTGGGTCATCCTCTTTTACCGGAAATAAAACGATATTGCTTAACTCATCTTCTGGTTTTATTTCCATGCTCTTCTCCTTTGATGTGAATGCCAGCGACAATTGAAGCCTGATAGCTAATTCACTCACAATACCGCCTCCTGAAAATTGCCCTGATAGAACGCCAGTACACGCAGCATAACTTCACTCTTCCGGCACTCGCCACAGATTATGTTCTGTTGTCTGTCGTAGCGGCGTATTTCTCCGTCTGGTAACTTTCGAATCAATGTCTGGTCGGTTGTTTTCTCCGCTGCCTTACGCCATACGCGATACACCTGTTCTGATGTAAAAACACCGTATTTACCGGGCATGTATAAATCGCCGCAAGCCAGTACATCCACAAGGCAACGTCTGACTGAATGCCAGCCTGCTCCCGTCGCTCTCTCCAGTTGTGATATCGTCATGC